CTCTAGTTTCTTAATCCGCGCTTGGCTTGAGGTAGGCTTAGGAGCTGCTTCTTCAGTACCTTTACTGGTAGGCTTTGGCTCTTCTGTTTTTACAACAGGAGCTTCTTCAACGTCACCTAAGATACGCTTGCGAAGCGCCTCTATGTTATCAAAGTCTTCTCCAACGTCTTTTTGGAAGTTAATAACGTCACGTAGGCGTTCAATGTCTGCAACGATTTCTGCCTTCTCTTCCGTCATTAAAGCTTGGAAGGAAGCAGGGTCTTTGTCAGGATTACGTATAGCGAGTGATCCTGCATCCACGTTATCTAGCTCAAACTTCTTAGGTGCTACTTTAGCAAGCTCATCGAGCAACGCAGAGGCTTCGTCCATAGTAGAAGCACCTGACCGTAATCCAGAAATAACCGTATTTAGACGTTCTCTATATTGATCAAAGACACGAGCAACTTTGTCAGTTCCTTGGATACCTCGTCCTCGTCGGCGGTCACCTGTAAGGAGCTGGTCAACTAGAGCAACAAACTCATCGGCGTTCGATGGGTCAGCTTCGGGTGCAACTTCGGGTGTCTTAGGGGCGGGGGTAGCCTCTGGGGTGTCTTTAGGTGTCGCAGTAGTCGCTGACGCTTCTGGGGCTTCTGAAGGTATCTTCTCGCCTCCCACAGTGACCTCTAAGGGTTGTGTCTCTCCTACGGTTTCCTCGATGACTGTCTCTTGGTGAATCTTACCACCATCTTCTTTAGCAATCACTCGTTGACCCTCAGCAACAACCTCAGCGATCTCTTCCTTTGAGAGCTTCTCAAGGGCTTCCTTCTGGGTCATGTTGTTAAGTTTAGCGATGAGGGGGTCTACTACGACCTTCTTAGCACCAGCGGCACTCATGAGTGCAAGAGCTCCTGTAGAGAACTCAGTCAGGAAAGCACCTGTAGCTCCGAATTCGTTGTCTTCCGCAACGCCTCTACCGATACCAGCACCTGCTCCAGCAATCATTTCCGCTGTTACGACTCCGCCCAAGTTGGTACGAAGAGCATCATCAGCACTCCTAGAGAGTCCTCCTACAACACCTTTGAGATTCTTAGTCTTCTGAATGATACCAGCACCGCCAGTTAGAAGGGCAACGCCCTCAGCGGAAGCATTCCCCGCGTGTCCTAATAGAGTATCAGCTTTACGATCAGAACCAATATCCAGAGGATTTAGTGTCTCTTTAATGTTAGCGGAACTGCCAAAAGCTTCCTTAGGAAACCATTTACCAGCAGTCTCTTCGCTAACACCTACCGTAGTCATTGCTTTACGTCCCGCCCAAGAGATCATATCTACAGGAGCACCAGCAGCACTTATGAGAGTGTTATTAAATTGCTCCGCGAAGTCTACAGGAGTACCAAGGCGCATTCCCTCTTCATTATCTTCAGGGACTTTTTCGTTAATCTGTTCCTCAATTTGTTCACTAGATGCAAATAGATCAGGAGCAGGTGCTACAAGGTTGTATTTATTCTCGTCAGTCATTTTTATTCAAAAGAGGTTAGCTGCGTGTCGTATATATCAATAGCTGTTCGGATCATCTGTAAGTCTTCAGCTTCATAAGCCCCTACAACGGTTCTCATCTTAACCATTGCATTCTCTTCAGCTACCGAAGGCTTCTCACCCTCTGCTTTTTTCTGATAATATGTAATGGCGGTATTGAGTTCGCTTCGTATCTCGTTCCCAACACGAATATCTGCTAGGCCTAGTCCTAACTCTCTTAGTTCCTTCATTGATTCAGGAGTAAACTCAGATAACGAGTTGATGCCATATCGAATGTAATGAGCAGCTAAAAGAGGAGCAACGTCTATAGGAGCTTCTGCTCTAATTGCATCCCTGTCCTTTTTGGCTGTGTCTAATAGAGTTAAAGGGTCAGTTTTAATCATCTCATCGTAAAATTCATTAGATAATGAGTCAAACTTATAACCGAATGCTTTACCATCATCGGAAATCTCATCAGCGTTATCGAGAACAGCTTTCTTTTGATTTAAGCTATCAATTTTATCAGCGCTATTAGCTGTGAGCTTTTTGCGTTCTTTAATCTCATCTACCAACTCCTCAGAAATAGCTCTAAGTTTTTCAGGAAATTTCTCATTGAAGTGATTGATTTGATCTTCCTCAGTTGGAAGCTGACTACTGATTGCCCACGTTTCGCGAGCAGCATTTCTCTTTAGATTTACAAACTCATTCTCATACTCGGAATCTTGAATGTATTTCTTAGTTCTTGATCCTTGAACAGCTTTTGCTACTGCTTCTTGCAAGTCTTTAGAGTTCTGATTGAAGAAGGCGGTATCAGGGTGTTTTTTGGTATCTAGGAAAGCTCTACTCTTTTCAGCTTTCTGCAATGCTGTTTGAATACGAGTATCAGTGTGAGGAACTACACGACCATCATCTGTCCTAAATACTAACTCTCCTAGGTCGGCATTGATATTACCATTAATAGCATTCGTAATTGTACTCTCAAAACCAGAGTAGTCTTCCTCGGCTGCAATCCCGATAGGGGCTTTAGCAAAGCGACCGCTTTCATCAATAGAACCAATCCTACTTTGGATACCCATGAGGGCTCCTCGTTGAACGTCGCTAATCTGATCGCTCTTTAATAACTCTTGAGATGCGAGGGATAAGGAACGAAAGGACTCCGTAGCTGAACTGTGGTTTAAAGTAATACCAAGCTCGTCTAGCTTCTCACTCGTTATGCCTATTTGAGCAAATACATTATTAAAAGCTGCTTGCTGATCTTCAACAGTCCCGTGCGTAATGATGTTAGCAAACAGACTGGTTTGTTGATTAAGAGCTTTAGCGGAATTAGTGATTTGCTTAGAGAGTGTCGCCTGAGGCTTCGCTATTTGCGAGCGCAGTGTCGCTAGTTCTTTCTTGCCTTCAATGGAGCCAAATAGCTTGGCGTTACCATACAGGGAATAAGAGGAAGCTTCATTGATTAGAGCTTCAGCTTGAGTGAATTTCTCTTGCTCTATTAGTAACAATACGTCCGCAGAAATAATACCACGGAGTTTTGTAGAGCGTTCCTTCGGAGAGATGCCTAGAATTTTATATTGATTGATTGCATGATCAAGGCCGCTTGCAACACCCTTCTCTTTCATCATCGTAGAGGCATCTGCTGAGATGAACATCTCCGTCTGCTCTTCGAGGTTTTTGGTATAGAGAGATGCAGCCTCGTTTTGCATATCATCCACAAGGGCTCCCGAAAGAGCTCTAAGAGCGTCCTCTCGGTGTGCGTCACCTCCGAACTTATCCATTAACTCTTGGTCAAACTTTTGGCGTTCTTCTGCTAAACGTGTTGTGAACTCATTTACAGAGGCGAGTCTTTCTTGTTCTGAATTTCCAGTGGGTAGAGGTTGAGTACCAGCTAAGTTTAAGAACTGCTCCCTCATCTTGTCTTTGTTTAAAGCAAAATGTCTTTTTGCAATGCCATATTGATAAGCTTTATTAAACCCAAGGATGCCCTTAGATTCCTTATCTTGCATAGCGTCTGCGAGATCAGCTTGAGAAGCCGCCTTAGCTCCCATATCCATAGCAATGTTATTAGCTTGCCCTAGTACTTGAGGAGCCACACGTAATGCTTGCGCTAGCTGTAACGCTGAGTTGGTCTTAGGGGTCGCTTGGACGGCTACGTTATATTGTCCCGCACGTTGCACGGATGGGCGTAGTGCTGGTGTTCCTAGGTCTAGTTGTACTTGTTTACGCATTATTATTATTTAAAGGGGTTCTTAAATTCCATATCCTTGGTTACGGAATAAGTGGACAGTCCTGTCTGAGCTCCGCCAAGAGCAGCTCCAAGGTAGTTAGGCTTTTCAATAGGCTTGTTGATACGAAGCATGTTGTTAGTGAAACCAAGACCAGCATCCCCAAGCTGTAGTGTACGATTAACGTCACTCATCTGGAGTTGTTGCTGCGTAGCAAAGTTGTAGTTAGCCTCTTCTCGTGTCAGATCGTTGATAAGAGCATCAACACTAAGTCCTGCTACTCCTGCCTCCCCAGCACTTACTCGTGCCGTTGCTCGTGCTTCACGGGCTTTCCTAGCAGACTCATTAACACGCTGTGCTGCTGCTACTTCCTCTTGTCCTTGCTGGATACGCATTGATGACACTTCTCGGAGATAGCGTTCGCGTTCTGCTGCCGAAGCGTTCTTTTGGACTTTCGCTTGGGTCTTTGCTTGTTGGCGTTGACCGTGGATCTGAGCACCCATTGATGCCATAGCCAGTCCGATAGATATTGGTTCACACATATTATTTAGAGGGTATTATAAATTCAAAGAAGGGTTGATTGCTAAAGGTAAGTTTACGAATGAAGATTGCTCCACAGAATTTGAGCCACTTTAGGGCTACGTGGTTATCCTCATGGACAAAGTTAAAGGTTGCGCCATAAGGCTTGGTTAATCGTTGAGTCCACTCACGGGACGCTTTAAGGAAGTCGTAGGCGTTGTCAGAAACACCATCAGTGCCTAGACACCAGATGTACGCTTGGTTCTCTATCTGTCCAACACCAAACATTGCAAAGGGAACGTCATCAGCATCTAGGGCTGTCAGAGTAACGTCATCACTCTCTAAGCCACTCAAGAGCGCCTGACGGGGATCGTGACCCATACAGGCTATCTCTATCTGGTCTGCTTTACGCATGTACGGATAGATGCGCTCTATGTGGTCGTGGGTAGCAACAACTACCTTACAATCCCCGTGGGTACTTAGGACTTTATCCATATCGGTTAGAGCGGGAGTGAACAAAGGATTCAAACTCAGCACTCTGGAATGTACTCGGAAGAGCACTCTCGTTTTCAATGGTGATAGTTGTGTCCTGTGCTTTAGTGAACACAGGGAAGCGATAGAAGCCACTGTCGAGGTTCAGGGAACCAATAGTGGATGAACCTACAACATCAGGAGTAAAGACGTTCTCATAGGTATCACGGAACTTAGGGGTCACCATAACTTTAAAGTAAGCTGACTTGTCGTAGTAGATAGCTCCGTTGCGTACCATCAGTTTAGCAGCATCAGAAGGACTCTTACCATTCCCTGCTTTAGCTTTGAATAGCTGCTCAGAGAATACATACTTCATTGTGTAAGGAATACCTACCCATACGTTCTTGTCTCCTACAACAGCCTTGTTGAGTGTCACAGTGGAGCCTACGTTGGATCCCTGTAAAAGGTAACCATCATCCGTGTAGACCTCTACTGAGTTATCGGCAGGGGTGTAAGGTAGAGTAACAGTAACGTTGCCATCAAGGATGGTGTCAGCTACTCGCATATCAAGGTGAGTTGTATAACCAGCAGCATCAGAGAGACCAGCAGCCATCGGGAGTTGCACTAGATGTGTCTCATCATTCTCAGCTACAATTAGGTAAAGGTCAGATTCAATAAAGTCCAAGCCTCGGATGCTACCAGTGAAGGTAAACTTTGACCAAGCACTCAAGACCTTCTGACCACCATTCCAAAAGTAATTATAGACGTACAACGAGCTGTCTTCATCAGCACTCAGAACAACCACGGATTCCTCGGAGGTAGACCCTACGATTTCCTTGATGTTTGATGGGATGTAAGCAGGGACGTGCTCGGTGACCTCTGAAGCATCGAAGGTGTCCGTATTAGCGTTCGTAGCATACTCATTAATACCTGTGTAACCTCCACGACTAAACGGGAAGTAGATGTAGGAACCAAGAGCTAGAGGCTGTACGTTCGTATCAGCACTAAAGCTTGTAGCTGCTGAGATTGAAACAGTCTTAGGAGTCAACAGGTCAGCGCCTTTAAGGACGAACTGAGAGTTGTCCGAGAACAACATTAGGTCACCTTGGAAGCCTACAGCGTGCTTTAGATTTGTAACCTTGGTAGAGGCTACGCTGACGTCAATAGGAGCATCATCAAGGAGAGTTGTGACAGTGGCTCGATAGTGGTTAAAGAACTGACCAGCTACAGAGAAGGACACCGAGTCATCTGCAAGGTATCCTAGACGGTTCTTATGAAAGAAGATGGACTTGATTTTCTTACCAACAAAGGAAGGATGTTCGTTGGTTTCATCATCCCCAGAGGTGCGGTCGTCAAAAGTGCCTGTTTGAAGAGTGAAAGCGTTCAGTCCTGTGTTGACCAGTTGGTGAGGCATTGTAGAAGCATCTAATCCTAGACTTACCTCGTCACCATTGGTTTCTACCCAAGAACCATTACCAGAGCCAGTGCCATCAACCGTCTCAAACCTTACATAATAATCGTCTTCGTTTAGTTCAATGTCGCCACGGACTCTTACCTTTAGACCATTAACACAGTAGGTAGGGAGGTCTGTGATAGCATCTACTTCTTGATACACTAACCCTATACCTTCGTCGTTCAGGTCACTTGTAACTGAAATTTCCGTGACTGCTGCTGTTGATTTAAAATAGATCCCTGTTTGTCCATGTTTAGCTGCAAAAGAACTTATATCTTTTACGACTGCACCTCCTGGAAATGTGCCGCTCGGCTTAAACCAGAGATCTCTCGCAAATCCTTGTTTTGCTACTTCATCTCCATTACTTGACTCACCAGTTTTAACTCCATACGAAGTTCCGTTATAAATAATAGTCCACTTAGTCTCGTAACCACCTTGTTTAATGAAGATGTAAGGACGGTCAGATAAAGCTGTGCTAAGCGAACCGCTAGCGGCTACCTGCTGTGTCCTATTAAGAATAAAGGTGTAGTCAGCAACTGTAGTAAACTCAATGTCATCCTTAGGAGTGCTGGAATTGATGTAGGACGCTGATCCTGTGATAGTAGATTCTACTCCAGTCTCAAGGTTAAAGATACGTAGCGTACCATCGTGGATAGCTACATACTTCTCGTCCTCGCTTCGGTTAATAAAATGTACCTTAGCGTTGGAGCTAATAGCACTAGTGAGCAACCTAGCAACGTGCCGAGTGTTAGGGCGTTTCTTCAGTCCCTCTGCAACAGAGCTAAGAGCGTTTTCCTGCTCCTCACATTGACCATCAAAACGAGTGGCATCAGGTTGCTGAGAGACACCTTGGATAAGGTTAGGAACACTAGTGTTAATTAAAGCCATTATGTAAGGTCGTAGTTACGGTTAATACCAATTCTGGTTGCTACGTCGTAGTTGTCAAATATAGTCCGATCAGAGCTACCACTATCAAAGTCCATAAGAGCCGCATAAGCTTTGTATTCATCACGAGCGATAAGTGCTTCTAGCTCACGAGAACCTACGATGCGCCCTTGGAACACACGGGAGGCACGCAGTACAATATAGCGGCGAGCTGGTTCTGGTAGAGAGTCCCAATCTAGGAGACGTGTTTGGTTCACTTTGAGATCCTTAGTGAACACTGAGGTGTTATTAGAACGATCAAAGAGACTTAAACCACGCTGTACGACATCTATTGAGGTGTCGATAGGGTCTAGCTCAAGGATGTCCCCTGAGAGAGTTATAGTGCCATCCCCAGCAGGGCTCAGGGATACGTTTACTTCTGTGTTGAATTGCCAACCATCTGACTGAACCGCACGACTAATCTCATCAAGAGCAGAGATAGCTGTAGCAGCGGAAACAGGGAGTGCGTTGGTGTTACTGATACTATTCACAGGTGACTCACCAATGTGTCCTAGCATCGAATTTACTGCTTCTAGTTTAGATGTCAGAGTAGGCATATTATTACTTTGTTAAATATTGAATGGCGGCTTTTAGGCGCTCAGGGTTGTCTTTGAAAAGTCCAAGACCAGTGTTACAGGAACTACAGAGGAGACCTCTAACGGCTCCTGAAGTGTGACAATGGTCTACGAATAAGTGTTTGTGCGTGTCTTCTTGGGTCGGGGAGGGGGTGTCAGTACCACAGATA